AATGAAATTAGGCCCGATATTTTTTGCGCTTCAATGTTCATCCGTCACAATCCTACAAAAAGGCCCCCCGAAAAGGGGGGCCCCGGCCCCCGGCCCCCGTCTCTTGTGCCGACCGACCGTCGGCCCAGTAACCCCAGCCCGACGGGCTGGGGCTGGGCGCGAGGCGCGATGTGCTACATGATCCACGCGAAGGTGCGAACGGTCGTGACTCGCTTGTGCGCGTCGAAGGCCTCGCGACCGTGAAGGGCGACATACTCGGCCTTGTTCGGGGGCGTCTCGCGCTGGGTGAGCGAGTAGGTTGCGACGCCCTCGGCGACAGCGTCGGCTTTGGCCTTGTCGAGCGCGTCGGTCGCGTGCTTGACGAGGCGTTGCAGCGCGTCAATCTCGGCGCGAAGAACGGTCGCGAGGTTCGCGTTATCGTGCATCGCGTCGACAGTCTCGGCGGCGATATAAGCTCGTATCACGGGTGCAAGCATTGTCTGGGTTCCTCTGGGTGGAGCCCCCGCCTTGCGACGGGGGCGGTTGCGTTACTTGTCGAGATTGAGCTCATAGGTGAAAGCGCTATGGGCGCGTTCCATCGCCTCTTTGCGGATGGCGCCGAGGCGCTCAGCAAGCGTGCTCGCGGCATACTTGCGTTCGAAGCACTCGGCATTCTTTGCAAGCTCGGCGAATGCCTTAAGATCGGCAAGATCCTGCAGTGTGACAGCAACCACCACCGGCATATGTTCATCGCTCGCGTAACGGATTTCCATTGTTCTGTTCTCCTATAAGGGCGCCGCGCCAATCGCGACCGCCTGCATCCTTCCTAAAGGAAGGCCTCGGGGGTGTCAACAACAAAGTCACAAGCGGCTTGCATTTTTCTTGTTGACTCTGGGCGCGGCCTTCCGGTAGGAAGGGGGCAGGCGGTAGCATGGTGCGAGCGCCACTATAGGAGAACAGAACAATGCCGAATCCGTTCGGAAAATCCCGCCCCGTCGACAAACCCCATGCGATCTATCGCGCAGGCGACATGGTGTGGCACGTCCTGAAAACCTATCAAATGCCGGAGCGCGAGCGCGAGAACCGGTTCGCAAGGTGGTTCGTTGCCGCGAAGAGCCCCATGACGTGGGGCGCGTTCGAAATGGGCGATACATACGCGCGCGAGGTGACCGGATACGGTCGCCTTGTCGCGGCCGATGCGGCATGGCGCGAGGCCTATGGGCGCAGCGACATCCCGTCGGTCGCCGACTACCTCGCGACGCGCGAGGCCTGACGCGCCGGTGCGCGGCCCTCGCAAGGGGGCCGTCATCCCGCGTGCCAGAGACCAGGACCGCGACGCCTGGCGCCCAGGCCCCAGGACCGCCCAGCCCAGCACCTTGAACCTAGACCGGCCGGGCCCCGACCCCGACCCCGACAAACAATCCACTTGTGCCCGACTTGTGGACTATGCTATCATGCAAGCGGGCAATCCTGCCCGATCCATTAGACGAGGATAGACCATGCGAGGCATCATCTATCAGGGCCCGAGCCTATACGACGGCGCGCCGATTGTCGTGATCGCGACCTATTCTGACCGCAACACAAAGACGGGCGCCGTTGTGCAGACATACATCCTGCGCGCCGACATGAACCCGCTTGAAGCCAGCAAAACCGGCGACGATGTATCAATCTGCGGCACCTGCCCGCATCGCGGCACACCGACGTCGGACCCCGCGCGAAAGCAGGCGAAGGGTCGGACCTGCTATGTCAACCTCGGGCAGGGCGTGCTTATAACGTGGCGGTCCTATCAGCGGGGCGTTTATCCCGACGCGCAATCGCCAGAGGCACGGCGCGCAATCGGACGCGGCAATGTCGTTCGCATTGGCACCTATGGCGACCCTGCGGCCGTGCCCGCGCATGTTTGGGAAGAGCTTCTAGCAGAAGCGGCCGCGCATACGGCGTACACTCACGCGTCGGGCTGGCGCCCCGATCTCGCGATGCAATCGGCCGATACTCTCGAGCAAGCGCAAGCGCACTGGCAAGCCGGACGCCGCACATTCCGCGTGCTCGTCGACCTTGGCGACATCGACCCGTCGCGCGAGGTCCTATGTCCGGCCAGCAAAGAGGCCGGCCGCCGCACAACATGCGCCGCGTGCAAGCTCTGCGCGGGAACCGCGACCCGCTCGCCAAAATCCGTCGCAATCGTCATGCACTAGCGCGACAGGGGCGCCCGATCAGGGCGCCCCACCGCCCGCGACCGGCGCGCCCAAGTCGTTCGCAACCTCGGGCCCCGGTCCACGATCCTCGGTCCGAGGATCTCGGTCCCGACCCGACCCCGACCCGACAGCACCGACCCGACCGGCGTAGTGCCCGACAACCTCGGTCCTGAGCCTGTCCCACGCAGCCCGACAGTTCCCGACTACCGCCAAGGCCCGACAGCCAAGGCCCGACTGCGCCAACTCAAGCGCCAAGGACCCGGGGTATAAATGAATGTTATTGGTACGGGGGTCTTTTACCAAGAAAAATGATAGCCCTCCTCGGGCATAATGGAGCGTATGCCACGCGACTTGGTACTTTGACACTCTGGCCTGATTACGGTCGGTTACCTTGAGCTCGAGCCAGAAGGGCAGGCCACCGAGCATGCTATAAACGTCAGGAGTGCCGAGTCCGACCTTGTTTTCAAGGCGCATCACGAACCCATCCTTGGGAACGTTAGTCCTCAGAGTGTTCCAGAAGTTGGCCTCTGGGCCTTTTGCCATTGGTCACATCCTTGGCGGTGCCCTCGATGGTGAAGGCGGTGGGGAATTTGCGCTGCAGGTCCATGAGACGCGCGGTAATCTCTTCGCGCGAGAGTTGATCCAGCGTGTTGATTGTCTCGCGACGGTCGATGGTCAAGCCGCCGAGTGCTGACCGGAGCTTCTCAGCGTTGATCGCAGCGGAGTACTGGTTCGCCTCTTCCGCGCCGCGGGACAGTTGATGCAGTCGCTCGAGTTGCCCCATGAGGGTGACGCCGAACCGGCGCTCTCGCTCTTCGCGAAGTTCGTTGACGTACTCAACCACATGGGGAAAGGTCCTGCCATCCAGAAGTTTGGACGCGTAGACCACAGCGGTGTCCGGGGAGTATCCCGCGCGACGGGCGCACTCGCCGTTGGTCATCGTCCCCTGAATGTAGAGTTCAGCAAAGGTCTTTTGTCTTGGGGTCAGTACGCGCCCGCTCTCCTCTTCGATCCGCTCCTCGATGCGGCGCAGTGCAGACGTCTTCTTGCGAGGGGTTTCCGATGCCACAGGGACCTCCTTTCGCGGCGTTCCACAAGCACCATACAACAGCCTGAGGCGGCAGTCGAGTTCCCCTATAAAGGGTGTTCCAGCCAGATTTCAGGTTTCCAAAAAGTGAAAAATGCGGCGCTGGCTGGACTAGCAACTCGCTGTCTTACGCTTCTGGCGTAAGAGAAAAACACCCATGTAAGAGCGTTTGTAAGAAAAATGTCTTTGTTTTCCATACACTTACAGCGAAAAACAGCCATTTTTACCGTATTTACCGCAAATCCGCGTGCGTTCACGCGCGAACACCGAATCTCTGGCAAAACTGCTTATATAGGCAACTCGCCGAGGTCCAAGTTCCGAGGTCCAAGGTCCAAGTTCCGAGGTCCAAGCCTCTTGACATACATATCGATACACCTTACTACGTTACACACGGACAACACCACGAAAGGGCTTACGATGTACGACGTGAAGATCGAGAAGGATGTTCCTTGTCCCTTTGTCGGCAAGGGCACCAGGAACGGGGTCAAGTACCCTGAGGCTCGCATCATGGAGGTTGGTGACAGCGTGTATTATCCGGGTTCTCTGTTTGACTCGAAGGATGATCTGAAGCGCCTCGTTACCGCTTTTGCGCGCTATGCCAACTACGCGAAGAAGCATTTCCGCCAGCAGTACGACGAGGATGGCGGCGTCCGCATTTGGCGCGTTCGGTGACCTCTCGGCTGGGGAGGGTCTTGACGCCCTCCCCGCCCCTTGCTACAAGTTCTCCACAACATCTACACAAGACCAGAGGAGACCAGACATGACTGATATCGACAGCCTGACCTTCCCCTGCTTCTACACCGAGTGCGCGTATCGCGACGGGGTTCGTGACCAGCGCGAGGGCAATTGCAGGAGCGTGCCCAGCTACATGCGGCATGGCGAGTTTGAGCCGCTGGGCTACGGCTGGTACCTGCGCGGCCGCAAGGCTGCTGAGCTGGGGCTGGTGGCATGACAGCCTATTACAACGAGATCGACCCGAAGGCGGCCGCGTGGCTGCGTGAACTGATCAAGGGCGGCCATATCGCCGCAGGGGACGTAGATGAAACGGACATCCGAGACGTGGACCCAGATCGACTGGGTCGATACACTCAATGCCACTTCTTCGCGGGGATCGGCGGCTGGAGCCTCGCCCTCCGGCTCGCAGGATGGCCCGACGACCGCCCTGTTTGGACCGGATCCTGTCCGTGCCAGCCTTTCAGCGCGGCAGGCAGAAGAGCGGGGGTTGCTGACGAGCGGCACTTGTGGCCGCATTGGCACCACCTCATCAGCCAGTGCCAGCCTGCAATCGTCTTTGGAGAGCAAGTTGCGAGCAAGGACGGCCTCGGCTGGCTCGACCTTGTACACGCTGACATGGAAGCCACGGGCTACGCCGTCGGGGCTGCGGATCTGTGCGCTGCGGGCATCGGCGCGCCGCATATCAGACAGCGGCTCTGGTTCGTCGGAGAGCGGCTGGCCGACGCCGCAGATGCGGGACTTCAGATCGGGCGGCGAGGATCGGGTCGAGAACCCGGATCGGTCGAACAATCTGAACGACTTCGTGCTGATGGCGGGATGGCCGACGCCGACAGCGCAGGATGGGTCGCGCGGCAACGGGACGATCAGGCCGCAGGACACGGGCATCCCTCTGCCGCAGCGGGCGGCGATGGCGGGCTGGCCGACGCCAGAAGCAGAGGAAGCCAGGAGAGGCTATCAGAACCGCAGCAACGGCAAGAAGGGATCGCAGGAGAGCATGACGACGGTGGCGGTCAATCAGCTTGGGGACAAGCCGCATTTGCCGCCGCACGGCCCCGCCCGACTAACGGCCAATGGCGAGATGCTGACTGGCTCTTCTGCCGCGATGGAAAGTGGCGGCCAGTTGAATCC